GTTGAAGAGTATAATGAATTCAAAAAAACTTTCACTAATAGTGTAGATCTAGCCGGTCAGTCTCTGGCTCAAGATGAAGATTCATTTGAAGCTAGTGATACACCGGATGGAACTGAAAAGTCAGTTCAAAAGGAGATGAACATGTCGGAAGTAAAAACTCCCGAAATCGACCTTGAGGCTTTTGCTAAGAAGGTAGCGGATGAGACTGCTGCTAAGATTGCAATTCGTCAGGCCGAAGAAAAAGCAGCCGCTGAAGCAGAAGCTAAAGCAGCTGAAGAAGCTGAAGCTGTAAAAGCAGCTCAGGAAGAAGAAGTTAAGACTCAGATCCGTACTGGTATCGAGTCGGGTGCTGAGCGTCTACTTGCAGACGTACAAAAAGAGTTGAATGATCGCAATGCGAACATGGAAGAGACTCTTGCTCAGTACAAGAAAGAGCTCGAAGAGAAGTCTGATGAAATCTCTAAGATGCGTGATTCTAAGCGCGTATTTGCTGATCGTGCAGAGAAGCAGGACATCACTAAGTGGGGCCAGGACTTTATGTCTGCTCACATGCTCGGCGTAATGACTCGTAAGGGTTGGGACACTGATTTCGCACGTGATATCCAAGAGAAGGCTGGTATCAACTATGCAGCTAACGCTGCTGACATCGATCAAGAAGTTTCTTCACAGATCGAGAAGGAAATCATGCGTGAGCTTAAGGTTGCGCGTTTGTTCCGTGAGATCCCAGTAAACGGTGGTGCTACTGTATTGCCAATCCAGACAGACGCTGGTAAGGCTGCATTCCAGTCTACTGCAGCAACTGCTGGTAACTTGGAGAACCGTGTAGAAATCACTAACAATCAGTACAATGCGAAGCAAGTAACTCTGAACGCATATCGTTTGATCTCAAGCACATTTATGGACAACGACGTAGACGAGCAGGTACTTATCAACTTGATGCCTATGCTCACTGAGTCAGTTGCTCGTGCACACGGTCGCGCGGTAGAAGATGCAATCATCAATGGTTCAGGTTCAATCACTGGTCTTGACGGATATGCAGCTGCACACGATCCAGGTACCTTCTCAGTAGGTGCTGGTACTCGTTTGACTGCTGACATGCTTCTTGGTGCTCGTGAGAAGATGGGTAAGTACGGTCTTGTACCTTCAGAGATGGTTTACATCGTATCACAGGATTCATACTTTGACCTGTTGAATGATGCTAACTTCCAGACTCTGGATGAAGTAGGTTCAGACCTCGCAGCACGTGTTGTTGGTACTATCGGTGCAGTTTACGGTTCAGCCGTAGTTGTATCTGAAGAGTTCCCAGCCGCTGCTAATGGTACTCCTGCTGCATTCGCAGTTAACACTCGCAACTACGTTATCCCACGTCTCCGTGGTGTAACAGTAGAGCAAGACTACGAAGTAATGAACCAGCGTCGCGTGTTGGTTGCTTCACAGTCACTTGGTTTCGAAGAAATCATTGCTGGTGCTACTGGTGCAGAGCCAGTTGTTAAGATCGACAACGAAGCTTAATAGCTAGCTAAATAAACTGGGGAGGGTTTCCTCCCCAAGTTTTTATTAATTGACTTATGGCAAATTTAATTACTTTAGAAGACTATAAAGATGCAAAAGGTTTGCAGAATGTTAAGGACGATGTACGAATCGAGTCCTTAATTTCTTCTGTGAGTCAATTAGTAAAAACTTATTGTGGAAATAGTATTATTGATTTTTACTCGGCGAGTAAAACAGAGTATTTTAATGTTGATTGGGCCACCCATATTGTACAGCTTACAGAAAGCCCTGTAAATAGTGTGAGTGTTGTAGAAAAAAGAGATTCGGTTACATCTAGTTATACCACCGTGCCAACTACAGACTATTATCTTGACCAGACGACGGATAGTATACTTTATGTAACCGGATCTGCCTATAAAAACTGGCCTCGCGGAGCGGGAGCAGTAAAAATAACGTATAGTGCAGGATATTCAGATACTCCTGCGGATCTAAAACTGGCTGTAATTGATTTGATTACTTACTATTTGAAGGATGAGTACAAAGAGCGTCGAACTCTAGGCGGAGCAAGCATTCAAAACCAGGGCTCTTCTACTCTTACAGACAATGTAGGTTTTCCAGATCATATCAAAAGAATTTTAGATATGTATAAAAACTTTTAAATGAGCTTAGCAGAACAACAGGCATTTCTAGAAGAGTTTCAAAAGAAGCTTGCTAGGCGCTCAAAAGTTTATAGAAGGTATACTGGAAATAGAGTACATCATACTTTTAGAGCAAGTCAAACAGAACTTCATCGAGGAGTTCGAGATACGTTAGAAAGAAAACTAGCAGGGGAAAAAGGATCTCGTGAATTAATCGCAAGAGTACTAAAGGCTTTAGAGCCACACACTCAACAAGTAATCTCACAGATAGCAACAAACGTAAAAAGGCGAGGAGACGATCCAAACTCTGTGGTAGTTGTAGAAACTATAAAAGACGAAAAAAGAGTTTTTAAAGCCTTTTTTACTGCTACTTTACAAGATAACGGTAAGTTTAGAAACGTATACAAACAAATATACACAAGCTATGATAAGTTTTTAAATGCATACGCAGAAAAAGTTGCAGAACTATCTACTACAATAATTGGAGAGTCTTTTGGAAATAGAGCAAAAGATTATTTTAACTTAGAGCACGAAGAGTTCGAAGGAATTGCGGAGTCTCAAGTTAAAGATGCAATGGTTGATGCCATAGAAGCAACTACTTCTGATATTGATGAGCAAGCTGTTTTGGAATGGTTAAAAAACAGTGGTATAGATATAAGAATAGTAAGAAACTCTAAAACAGATACGATGGAAGTTTTTATTGGTTCAAAGTTTGCAAACTTAGCCGCAGCACAAGAGACCAGACAAAGAAAGCAAGATTTAGAAACAATAATAGAAGACGCTCGAAAATTAGTTGTAGAAAATGGAGAAAGAATTATTGGCTTGCCCGGCTCCGATAGTTTTCTTGACAAGAAAAGAAAAGTACTGTTAAAAAAAGTTGCTGACGAATTCAAAGGTAAATATACTACTGTTAAACTCGGTGAAGATGTACAAATAAAAGTAGGTAAGACCGACGCAGCTACTAATAACGAGCGATCTACAAAAAGTGTAAAAGGGGCAGGACTAACAAAAGGCACAGGACCGTCCGCACAAAGAAAAACAAAGAAAGGAGTAGCTTCCTCTCCTCTTGTTCTTATAAGAATGTTTAATGCAAAGCTTCCTCAAAAAGTTGAAGAAAATATGCAAGCTCCAAGACTACAATCTCGTTCAGGTAGATTTGCAAGCAGTGTTCGAGTAGTAGATGTTACAACAACTGCAAAAGGCTATCCAAGTTTTGGATACACGTATCAACGGAGCCCTTATGGAGTTTACGAAAATTCAAGTGGCAGCCGATTTGCCAGTGTTGAAAGAGACCCAAGAAGATTAATTGATACTTCAATGAGAGAGATTGCCGCAGAAATGGCATTAGGAAGATTTTTTACTAGGAGAGTATAATGGCTACAACATCAAGAACTTATACTTCTCGAAGAGCAAATATTGTAGAAGCACTTGCTGATAAGTTGAAGACAATCAATGGAGCAGGGGCTTTTCTTACTGATGTACACGAAAATGTACATCCTTTTTTGAAGTTTTGGGACGAAGTAGACGAGTTTCCCGCAATACATTTAAATGCAGGAAGTGAAACACGTCAGTACCAAGGCGGAGGATATAAAGACAGGTTTTTGACAGTAACTGTCCGTTGTTATGTTCAAGAAGAGAACGCACAACAAGCTTTAAACGCTTTGATGGAGGACGTAGAGACTGTCATCGAAGATAATTCAAACTTAAAGTATACAGACAAGTTAAACAAAGAGTTTAATTGTCAACAGATCACTATAGTTAGTATTGATACTGACGAAGGTGTACTAGAACCTTTAGGAGTAGGAGAAATACTCATAGAGGTTCGATACTAGAAACGACTGGCACGAACAAACGTTCACGCCCTAGTCCTTTCAATATACATAGGAGATTACTATGGCAGATCAATTATATTTTAGCCGGGACAGTAAATGCTTCATCGAATTTAAAGATGTAGTATGGGAAATTCCAGTACTGGACGGCTTTAGTTTCTCACAGGCGAACAATACCTCAGAAATTACTCTGAGCGAAATGGAATCTACTACCGGAGCAAGCCGACGAGGCCGTCGTGCATTTAACGACTCTTTGTCTGCTGGTGAGTGGTCTTTTTCAACTTATGTTCGTCCTTTCCAGGCAGCAGGTGCTACTCTTGGTACAGGCTCGGCAGACGCTTCAGCAGAAGTTCACGCAGTAGAAGAAGTTCTTTGGGCAATGATGGCAGGTGCAGATACTTATTCTGCAGGTGCGTATACTCGTACAGCTAACCCCGCCGTAAGTGGTGGCGCAGTTATTACTCCTGCAGGGTCTCAAAGCACTATTGGTTTTGCAGAATCTAATCGCTCAACTTTTACAACTGCAAATATCTATTTTGTACTTGGAGATTCTTCTCGTACTGTTATTAAGTTGAAAGATGCGGTCGTAAACGAAGCTTCGATCGACTTTGAAATTGATGGTATTGCAACAATTAACTGGTCAGGTCAGTGTTCAGAAGTACTTGACTTTACTGGCAGCACTATTGAGTCTAATGCAGAGCCAAATAATGGCGATACAACTCAAGACGGTACAGCTTTAGCAGACGGCGATGTATGGCTAGATTCTAACTCAACGCCTAAAACTCACCGTTTATTTGTTTGCACAAACAATGCTTCCGGTAATGAAGCATTTACAGCATACGTAAATGAAGCAATCACGGATAGTGATAACTTTATTCGTAATCGTTTAACTTCACTTACTATTGATGGAAGTGCGCAAACCGGCTTGCAAAACTCTTACTCACTTACTCTTACTGGTGGTAATATTACTATTTCCAATAACGTTAGCTATATTACTCCAGAAGAACTAGGTGTTGTAAATGTTCCAATTGGTCACGTAACCGGTGCTCGTTCAGTATCTGGTAGTTTCACTTGTTATTTAACTCGTGATGATTCTACTTTTGATTCAACTCGATCACGCGACTTCTTTGAGGATCTACGCGGCTTGACAAGTGTTGTAACTAATAACGTTGGTCTTACATTTAACGTTGGCGGCACAACAAGTAACACTCGTCGACTTGAACTTGACTTTGGAACTGCACACGTTGAAATTCCAACACACTCTATCGAAGATGTTATTTCTTTGGAAACAAACTTCCAGGCGCTACCTTCATCCATTGATGGTACAAACGAAATGACTCTCAAGTATAAAGTATAATAAGAACGTTGTTTTTAAGGGGCTTCGGCCCCTTTTTTATTACTCCTACCAAAAATAACTCTTGACATTTTTCCTCACCTACACTATAATACAAGAAGTTAGTAATAGAAAAACGGGCTTTAAGCAGAGTAAATTACATGCCAACTTACAACTTTAAACAAGAGGCACAAGTTTATGTAGTTAGCGGAGGAAACAGACACAGAATAGACGTAACAGACATAGAATTTAGTCAAACGTTTTCTGAAGAAAGTTATCCCGTTAGAACTTTACACGCCCAAAATAACTTGTTTGAAGCCAGTGTAATTAACAAAGCAAACGCAGCAAATTTTAAATTTACTTTTCCTGCAATTACACAAGCCGACTATTCTATTATAGAAACTCTTTTATTGAACGCAAGTTCTTTTGATTTATATGTACAAACACCGGCTGATACTTTCAAAATTGAAACAGCAGTCATTACAAATGGGAGTTTCGTTATCGAGCGATCTCGGCCCCTGAGTATTGAGATTGATGGAGAAGGTGGAAAGCTAATACGAGGAGCCTCTTTAGCAGGTACTCTTCAAACTCGTAGTTCTACAAAGAACTATATTATACCTATTGTAGATATTACTCTAAATGGTACAACTCTTTCTGACATTATAGGTGTTACAATGGAGTTGCAAAACGATATAAAGTGGACTCCTTACACAACTGTAAGCGGAGCAATATCTGCAACTTCTGCTGCAACGTCGATGTTTCCTTCGACGTTCACTCTCTCCAAAAAAATACTTGCTGGTTCTATACGTCAGTATCTTACCGGAAGTAATATCGCATATACTCAAGGCTGGGATACAGATGCAAGTTTAAGCATAAAAGCGGGCAATGGACAATCTGGAGCAGCTTTTAGGGGTTTTTCATTTGGCCCTGCAACTTGCAGTTTTACTAACAGAATTCAATCAGGAAATATTTTCCTACAAAATTATGATTGGAGAATGACACAAAATCCCTCTAATCTAGCAACAATACTTAAATACGAAACTGACTGAGGAGGTCATTAATGGAACTTAAAAAACTTATGGTCGACAGCAAAGCTGTCTGGATCGATTTTCCGGGGCTATCCGGATTTTCGGTAGAAGTAGCAAATCTTTCGCGTAAAGAGCTTACAGCATTACGAAAGCGATGTACTTCACAAAAATTTGATAGAAAAACAAGACAGCTTGTAGAAACTCTTGACGAAGATAAGTTTGTCAGCGAGTTTGCAGAAGCTAGTATCAAAAACTGGAAAGGCCTTACTGTAGAGCATTTAGAAACTTTGTTACTAATTGATACAGAAAATCAAGATCCCGATGCAGAAGTAGAATATTCAAAAGACAATGCAGAAGTTCTTGTTACAAACTCGTCGGAATTTGATACATGGCTCAATGAGGTAGTCTTTGATTTAGATAATTTTCGTACGGGATCAAAAAAATCTAGCAATAGAAAGACTGGAAAAACTGTTTCAGAATAGTGACTCAGGAATGACCAGGGATCGTTACCTAGATATGCTGGATCAACTAGGTAAGGAACCAATAGAAGAAGAGATACCTCCAGACTGGGAGGACCTTCCTGAAATAGTAATACAGGCACTTAGTACTTTTAATAATTTAGGAGACAGGGTGTATCCAGAAGTAGGATTTGTAGGCAAAGATTATACAAATCTTCCATTTTTTCTTGAAGTTTATGGTATAGAAGATACCGAATTTTTTCTAGAAATACTGAGTTGGTTAGACTCAAGAGCTGTTAAAAAATCTTCAGAGCAATTGAAGAAAGAATATGACAAGCTAAAGAGAAATTCAAGTGGCATCAAACGAAGTTAAATTAACTATTCGCGTTGGAGATGACGGCTCTTTAGACGTTGTTGCGAAAAAAGCAGATAAAGCCGCTAAAGAAACCGATAAGCTTGGTAAATCAACAGACAAAACTCGTAAATCCAGAGAAAAGTATAACAAAGGCGAAAAAGGAGTAGCTCAAGCTACAAGTAACAGTACAAAAGCTTTCTCAAAAATGAGAGAGTCGATGACTGGAGGTGGAGGTCTTGTACCTGCGTACGCTACTCTTGCTGCAAACGTTTTTGCTCTTAGTGCTGCCTTCAATATTTTAAGACGAGCCGCTCAAGTTGAGCAGCTGGCCCAGGGATTGACTGAAATGGGCAGAGCTTCTGGTCTTGCAATGGGAACTCTAGCAAGAGGAATGCAAGAAGCAACAAAAAATGCACTTAGCCTAGAAGAAGCTATGAGAGCAACTTCAATGATTACCAGTGCAGGACTTGATCCTAGTTTGGTTGATGACTTTGGCGCCGCCGCTCAAAAAGCTGCAGTTGCTCTAGGCAGAAACACCCAAGATGCTCTTGAGAGATTTACTCGAGGTGTTACAAAGTTAGAGCCAGAACTTTTGGATGAAATAGGCTTGTTTGTAAGAGTCGATGAAGCGTCAGAAGAATACGCTAGAACTTTAGGAAAAAGCGTTACTCAACTTACAAACTTTGAAAAGAGGCAGGCCTTCGCTAATGCAACCTTAGATCAAGCAAATGAAAAGTTTGGTAATATTAATGTAGACTCTAATGCTTATGATAGTCTTGCTGCAGCGTTTGCAGACTTGTCAAAGTCAGGATTAAATCTTTTAAATAATGTTTTAACTCCTTTAATAAATTTTGTATCAGGATCTTCTGCAGCTCTAATAGGTGTTATGGCTCTGTTTGCCTCCACTATATCTAAGCAATTAGTAGGAAGTCTTGCTGACTATTCCGATAAAGCAAAGAACATTGCTGATGCAAATAAAGGTTTAAGTAAAACAACTAGAGAAAATTTAAACTTCTTCAACCGATCTAGTACTACCCTATCTAATTTATCAGCCTCGTTGAAGGATGGCACTGCGGCAACTTATGAATATGACGAAGCTGTAAAAGGCCAAGTAATGTCGATGAGAGGCAACTTAGGTGCTCTTTCAAGAGGATCAATTACTCAAGAAGAGTACACAAAAAGACTCAGAACAAATAAAAAAGCTATTAACGAAATACGAGGCGCAGAAATGCGTCAAAGAGCTTCGAGTGCCGCTTTGGCAGAGTCCAAAGCGATTAATGCACTTCAAGCAGGAAGATACGGAGTAGCTTTAAAGAATTTAAGAAGATCAATGCTTCTTTACAGAGGCTCTTTAGGTGCGGCCACAAAAGCACAGGGCTTTTTTACAAAAAGTTTACGAGTTGGCGCTGTAGCTCTGAAAGCATTTGGAACTGCTGCACGTCTTGCTGGAGCGGCTTTCTCTTTGTTATTGGGGCCTATATCTTTGGCTATCATGGCTTTCAGTATGTTAGTGGAAGGCTTCAAAGCAGTAAGAAAACAGTTTATAAGCGAAGAAACAAAACTTCTTGAAAAAAGACTAGAAGGACTAAAAGAAACTAGTGAAGAGCTTGCAATAAACTTTAAAGAAATAGATAAGGCCGTAGCAGGAAACTCTGATAAAATTAACAGCGTAACTAAAACTTATATTGCTTATGGAAACAGTCTTTCTACAGTAATAGAAAAAGCTCAGGAGCTATCTTCTACCGATGCTGTAGCTGCTCCAAAAGAAACTGCAAAGTTCCTTCAAGAGCAGATAGACAGCAGTAAAAAGCTGCAAAGAGCTTTTCAAGAAACTTATGGAACAACAAAAATAAGAGAACTAAATGGTAACTTAGAGAATCAATTAGAAATAACGTTGAATTTAATAAAAGCTCAGCAAGCACAGGCTATAGCGGTAAAAGGTATAGAAGAGGCATTCAAAAATGCAGAAACCGCAGCTGCTGACTTTTTTACAAGTTTGCGTCCAAAGACAACTGTAGATGCAATTAGTGATGCATTAAACGAAGTTGTAAACTCCCTATCTGGAAATGCAGGAGGTAGAGATATTGGAGAAATAATTGATGAGCAAATAGCAAAAAGTCCTGCTTTAGAAAACTTAAAAAATATGGTAGCTCCTGTTGTTGACTCAGGATTAACAGACTCTTTAGCCCATCAAAACGCACAAATAGAAAAACAACGAAAGCTCGTAAATGCTTTATACAAAGCAAGAGAAGCAGTACGAACAGATACTATGGGGAATAAAAAGGTAAGGTATAATCTTATAAATACTGACTTACTAAGAGAGCAAAACTCCTTAAATGGTATGATAACAACCTCTCTTAGCCTCCAATCAGCGATAGAGGATTCAAAAAAAGCTTCTCTGGGGGACCAGTTAACTACTTTAAATAATTTATTTAATACTGAGCGTCAAAGACAAATAGTTTCTAAAAACGAACTAAGCCGTGCAAAGTTATTTGCAGAGGAAATAGAAGCAAGAAATAACTTTAGTGTCGAGGGTACAAGGCAGCTTTTAGCAGCTAGGCAAGCAGTTTTTGATGTCCAATTAGACGACTTAAACGGTCAGATAGCTTTTAATGAGTCCTTATTACAAACGAACGTAACGACAGAAGCTAGGGCAGATATAATGGCTCTTATAGCAAAGTTAGACCAAGAAGTTTTAACTTTAACAGAAAAGCAAACGGATGAGCTAGAAGGTGCGGTAGCTTTAGAGGAAGCAAATGTAGCAGTAATACAAGCCAAGCAAAAAGGCGCCAAAGCTATGCTAGATATGCAGAGCAAGCTGAACTCAGAAGTACAAAAAGAAATAAGTGCTCGTAAGTCTATTTTAGAAAGCCAAACTGCGATAAGAAACTCAAGAGATCCAAACAGAGGCTACGATCCAAATATAACAGCCTCACAAACAAGAGAGATAGAGCGAAGTCTACTAACAGAAAGATTTCAAGCAGAAGTAAAAGCTTTTGATATACGAAAAAAGTCTATAGAATTAGAGTTCAAACTACTAGAGGCTCAAACAAAATTGCTGGTAGCACAACTAAAGCTACAAGCAAAACAAACCGGAGATTCAGAGTTTACAGATCTTGCTAATACTCTGGAAAAAGACTTCCTATCAGACGAAGGAATACTTTCACAATTAAAGAGTGCAACTTTAACTGCTGCTGAACAACAGCACAAAGCAACAATGCTTGCTATTTCAGCAGACTACATAAAAACAGTAAGTAAAGTAAATCAAGAAGCCTTAAAAGGAACTCAATCTGGTAGTACTATAGAAAGAGGTCAGTCATTTGTAGATATGCTAGGCACAGGAGCTCAGGGATCAAAATCAGGAAACGCTGCTCCTTTAAGTATGCAGCTTCAGGGTATGCAAAACACTCTAACTCCTATGTTAGAAGATTTAGCTAAGCTAGGTCCCGAAGGGGAAGTTATATCTTCGGTTGCTGGAGGGGCTATGAGTATTGCGACAGCATATCAAGTTGCTTCAGAGCAAATAACTTTCGCTACAGGTAAGGCATCAGAAGGAGCCGTAAGAACTGCCGCTACTTTACAAGTAGTATCTACAGCTATGGCCGCAGTCTTTGATATTATGCAAAAACAATCAGCGGCTTCTATTGCAGAAATTGATAAGCAAATTGCAGCAGAAAAGAAAAGAGACGGAAAATCTGCCGATAGTGTTGCAAAAATTAATGCACTAGAGAAGAAAAAAGATAAAGCTAAAAGAAAAGCGTTTGAGCAACAGAAGAAAATGCAAATGGGTATGGTTGCAATCAATACTGCTGCATCAGTGGCCGCAAACGTAGCCGCAGCATCAAATGCGGCGGCGGCGGCGGGTATAGCAGCTCCCGCAGTGTTCGCCGGAGTTTTAGGAGTATTGAACGGAATAACTATTGCTCTTGGAGCGGCACAGATAGCAATGATTGCCGGCACTTCTTACTCAGGAGGAGGAAGTGTAGGAAGCGGAGGCGGTGCCGCAACCTCTATCTCTGTAGGAGAAAGAAAGTCTTCTACAGATCTTGCACGGTCACGAGGAGGCGCAGGAGAACTTGCATATTTCCGAGGAGCAAGAGGACAAGGTGGTCCAGAGAATTTTACTCCCGCATTTGCAGGCTATAAGAATCGTGCAGAGGGCGGAAACACAGCGTTTATGGTAGGAGAGCAAGGACCAGAGTTATTTGTACCAGAAAGACCTGGACGTATTGTTCCAAATGATGATATTCAACAGGGCACTCCAGTAAACGCAACAATTAACATTTCAGCAGTAGATGCAGCAGGCGTTGAAGATGTACTCATGAATCAACGCGGGAACATTATTAGTATGATTCGAGATGCGGCAAATGCACAGGGCGATGCGTTCTTAGAGAACATTAACGTAGCGGAGCTATAATGGCGGTTCAGAATACTTTACCAGATCCAAATAATAGAATTAATGATGCTGGACAAGATACGTCAGGTTCGTATGGGCCTGGCTTTTCTTCTGTAACTCTTACATCTCAGCAACCTGTTGTAATGAATCGTTCAAACTCAGGACTTGCTTTTCGTAGCATAAATAAGTATCAAAAGTTTATGGTAGACATAAAATATAACTCACTTACAAAAGCAGAGTTCGATGTAGTTTATCCTTTTCTGCTACAAAGACAAGCGAGTCTTGAAGCATTCTTTGTAGAGCTTCCACAATATGGAAACACAAGTGCAGGAACAAAAGAAGTATCTTCTACCGCAGAAGCAGGTGCTGTAAATATATCATTGAATAATGTAACAAATATTAATGTAGGAGATATGTTCTTTGTTACAGATCCAAATGATGATACTCACGTAAAGACTTATAAAGTAACAAAAATAAGTGGCAGCACTCTTCAAATAACTCCACCTCTTCAAAGAAAGATTGACACAACAAAAGCAGGTACGGAGCAAGTTAGCTTTGGAACTCCTCGTATGAGGGTAGTAGTTCCAGGTTCCGACATTCAATACAGCATTAACGCACAAGGACTTTACACTTTTTCTGTAAAATTAGAAGAGACACTTTCATAAATGGCTTTACGAAATATATCATCTGAAATAAAAACTGCTCTCGCTAATAACGATCCTTTATTGGTTTATCACTTAGTGAAGTTTGAAAAACCTTCTCAGCTTGCGAAAGAGGCAGAGAAGGCAACAGACTATGTGTATCTAACTGATGCGCCCTATACTGTAGAGTATGACTCAAATACTTATCAGCCCGGGGGTTTACTGAAAGTAGGTAAAGTACCAGAAACTGTAGAAGCGAAAGCGACTAGTCTTTCGCTAACACTGTCTGCCACAAAACTAGGAAAAAGAGCAAATGCAGTATCTGTTACAAATAGCTCTATTGCTGCAGACAGCACAGGTACTCTTACTGTAGATTTTGATTTATTTAAGTCCGGTTTTTATCCGGGAGACACTGTTTTATTTACGGAAAGAAACGCAAATCCTGCAACAACTTTTAGAGCAAGAATTGATTCTTTGCATGGTGACGGAACAAAGATAGATATTACTAGTCTTGAAAGTACGGCTATTGCAGCAAATTCATCTGTATCTTATGATATTCGCTTTGACTCTTCTGAAGTTGATGCTTTAGTTGCCGGAGGAATAGACAATTCTGGTACTGAAACCGTTTTTTCGCCTGTAAGTTTTGATAATTATATCAATAGAAGTGTAACTATTTACAGAGTTTTTGCAAATCCTGCAACAGGAGTAAGAATAGGTAATCCAGTACTACTCTTTAAAGGTATTATTGCAAAAGGTACACTAAACGAAAAAGCACAAGGTAAGTCAACAATTACTTGGTCTCTTACTAGTCACTGGGGAGATTTTGTACGTGTAAATGGACGAATAACTTCTGATGAATTTCACCGAGGATTAGATAGCTCGGGTATTTCAAACGAAGATTCTGCAATTCGACCTGAGTATGTTCAAGACTTAGGTTTTATGCACGCAGATTCTTCTTTAAATGTTATCGCAAGCTATACCGATATTGGTACAAAGTATAAAATGGTAAAGCGTGGCGGTCTCGCTGGTATGCTTGGAGGTAAAAAACTCAAAGAAGAAAAGTTTGAGTTAACTCGCGAACTTGATCTTTCTTTAAATCTTGACGCAAGGCATATTCCTCTTGTTTATGGTGTTCAAAAAGTAGATCCAATTCCTGTATTTGCAGACGTAGTAATTACACAAGATACCAATGCAGATAATAATGTTGCCGAAGGTAGAACAGACTTATTTCAAGCACAAGTTCTTTGCGAAGGACCAATTGGCGGCGTTTATGATATCTACATGGAGGATAAAGGTTTAATATGTAGAGATAAAGCAGACAGTGATGTAAGACAAGGAAGCGGAGAAGACATTCCTTGTATTGGAAGAATGGATCGCGGTACTGTTTTAGCCGGTCAAAATTTATACACAGGTAATTTATTAGAACCTGAAAACTATGGAACAGTAGAGGATTTTGAAGGCGAAGACTTATGGAGAGATCCGAATACTATTTTTGAGCCTCCTCGTCTCTATATTCGAAATAATAGCTTTACAAATGCAAGCACAGCAGCAGGCGGAGGAGTACTTCACGGTCAAAGCTTTCGTTGGCCTTTAGCAAAAAATATTCAGCTAACACTTCATGCAGGTAAAGAAGACCAAGAAGCAGATCAAACTTTATTAAGTATTGCAAACTCAAAAGATTTCTTAGTTCAGCAAAGATACTACAAAGATGACGCGACTACTTACTGGACCGCTAACCATAAGCTTCTTGATACAGCCTATGTAGTTACACGGGATGGAATTACTGCAGAAGACGAAAGGTCCCCTGACTTGTCTTTTGTTGTTAGAGGTAAGTTTGTTAACTGCTTTAATTACGATGGTTCTTATAGAATTGCTCAAGGAAGTCACACAAACTTTAAGCTAGGGGACACTGTAAGCATAACTCTATCTGATGGCACTACCAGCGGTGGAACTGCCGAAATTATAGATAAGTGGTCTTTTATCAATCCTACAGGTGCTTATGAGTACAGAATGCGATTTAAGTGTTCTACTGCGTCCACTGAGCAAGCTATAAATGTAGATCAAAGTCTAGGAAAGTTCACAGTAACAAAAGGCTCTGATAACTTAGTATTTATATCTCCTGAGTACTCAAACGATCCCACTGCACCTGTAGCTCCTACTGATGAGCTCGCTGTAGGCGGTTTTGTTATATCCGGAAGCAATTTTTCAAATAAAACTCTTACTCTTACTCGAACTCTTACTCATACAACTGAGTATGAAATTGTTTGGAGCGATGATGGAGAGGGAGAGCCAGAACCTTCAGGAACTGTACCTGTAACGCGATATCATTACAAGTATAAAATAGATTTTTCCTCGCTTTCTGTATTTGCTCAAAATGCTCTTAAAGTAGCAAAAGAGACTAATCAATTAGTAACTGTTACTCTGTCTGCGAACTCGTTTAATACTACTACAAGTCTACGTATGGGAGACTTGGACGACAGTACGATGGAGTATGTATTCACTGGTATTTCTTCTGCGTTTGAAAATCTTTTTGGTCTTCCCGGCCCTAATGCCACAGGTACGAGCACAGTCTCATCTACTGGTTCCTCCGTAACTAGTCGCGCTATGATTTATCAAAATTCTTCCGATACTGTTGATCCAACAGATACGGAAGGCCTAAACATAAGTATAACTGAAGTAGATCAAAATGATTTTAATGGCGCAGTTAGAATGCCTACTACTACGGCTCTTCGTACTTTCTGCGACACAAACAATATCTTATCTTTAAGCAAGCAAATTCCAAATGCAATAACAATATCAAATGCAAAGTATAAGTATGGCGTACAGGGCAGTCATTTAGATATTGAGCAGTTTGGAGATTTACGTGTAACTACAAATCCAGCAATGCAGCTACTAGATTATTTAACTAGTACTCGCTACGGCAAGGGCTTAGATATAGAAAAAGACTTAGATCTTGCATCCTTTAAAGAGGTTGCTCGTGCTTGTGATACTCAATCTGACGTAACTTTAATGTTTGCCTCTGGCGTTTCTTTAACAAAAGGTGATGTGTATAGATACCCTGAAACCGGAGACTTACTCTGGAAAGGTACAGTAGAAGAAGTAAACACTGTCACTTATAATAGTACTAATTATAAGCAAGTACGCTTCATAGATTGTGTAGGAAAACTAGGGCGCAAATGGAATAATTATACTTCTTACGTCTTGAATGAAATAGTATGGACAGATAGAGGATATTGGGGCCTAATTACTACCGCAGGAACTTTGTCGAGTGCTCCAACACAAGCTGCTTCAATTACAATTAATTTACGAAAAGAAGGCACTACTACCGATGTAGCCATAAACACTTCGCTATCAACAAATATAGGCAATCCTTTTGTAAAACAAATTTTTAACGGTAATGTAGTTACTGGATACTCGTTGTACGATTCTGATGATGTAAAATACTGGAAGTATGTAGGATGGGATAATTCAGATCAAAGATATGCTACTCGTCATCAGACGAATATTACTATTGATACTTCTCAATCTTTGTTTGATAATACAAATAGCTTACTTCGTCAGTTTAACGGCATACTACGCTTTGCAAATGGTAAATACTTTTTAGATCAGCGAACAAAAGCAAAAGCAATAGCAGATTTTGTGGCAGATGAAGTAATTACAGAAGATTCAATTGTAGGAGATATAAAAATCTCTGATAAAGGAATTAGTAAGACTTTTAACTCCGTTAATGCTCAAATTATTGATCCTTCGAATAACTTTGAGCCTCGTTCAATAGCGTTCTATAATTCAAATTACAAAAAACAAGATAAAGGTATTCCTCGTCAAGGTAGTTATGAAGCGCCCGGAATTTCAAACTACTTTAATGCTAGAATGAACATTAAGCAAGTTTTGGACGAATCTCGAGCAGGTCTAGAAATCGCATTTACAGTAGCGCCTAAAGGCTATATGTTGCTTGCGGGAAATATCATAGGAATTACTTATCCTAAATTTAACTGGACTAAAAAGCTATTTAGATTAGAAACTCTAAATGTACGAGACGATCTTTTAGTAGATATTGTTGCAAAAGAGCACAATGATTCTGCTTATGTTATAGAAGCGGCTCCTTCAGACTTAGTAGCTGAATACAACACAGAAACTCCTGGAAGACCTCCAGTAACTCCTTTTGGGCCGAAAAATTTAACGGCGACAAATAATAACAGAGGGGGCATTGAACTTAACTGGGATAATGCAAGTAATTATCAAGATACCACCCATACAGTAGAAATATGGAGAAGTTCAAGTAGTGGATCAGGCGTTAATATTGCGAAAAAGATTGCAGATGCAAAAGGGGACACCTATACAGATCAGATTTTAGATTCAGGAAGTGCAACAAGATATTATTGGATACGGTATAGAATACAGTTTATAAATAAACTCAACAGGCTTCAAACAAGTACTTCTAGCTACGCCCCCGATTTCACTAGTACCGGAGTCTCTGGAGGATCTTTAGATACTCAAGGGCCATCAGGACCATCAGGACCAACAGGACCAACAGGTGCAGACGGAACTTCGGTAACAATTGTAGGCTCAGTAGCAACGGTAGGTTCAAATGCACAAACTACTCTTAATGCAGCGTTTCCTAACGCTGCGGCAGGTAATGGTGTAATTGATCAAAATACTGGTGATATGTGGGTATATGACGGAAATAATTGGGACAATGTAGGACAAGTAAGAGGCCCTTCAGGTCCCACAGGTCCCACAGGCTCAACAGGTACACAAGGACCAACAGGTACACAAGGGCCAACAGGGCCAGTAGGACCAACAGGATCACAAGGCTCTCAAGGACCAACAGGCCCCACAGGACCAGAAGGGCCTTCAGGCGTTATAGGACCAACAGGCGCACAAGGACCAACAGGACCAACAGGTGCAGAAGGCCCTGTAGGAAATACGGGTGTACAAGGCCCTCAAGGTGCTACCGGTGCAGAAGGGGACACTGGACCTCAAGGTGCTACCGGTCCAGAAGGGGACACGGGACCTCAAGGTAACACAGGCGTTCAAGGACCACGAGGTAATACAGGTATTCAAGGTGTGCAAGGTCCTCAAGGTAATACAGGCGCACAAGGACCAGTAGGTAATACAGGTATTCAAGGTGTGCAAGGTCCTCAAGGTAATACAGGCGCACAAGGACCAGTAGGTAATACGGGTATTCAAGGCGTACAAGGTCCTCAAGGTAATACAGGTGCTCAAGGCGTCGATGGACCTACTGGCCCAACAGGAATACAAGGGCCTCAAGGTAATACAGGTGCTCAAGGTGTTCAAGGACCACAAGGAAGCACAGGTGTACAAGGTGTCCAAGGCCCCGCAGGTAATACAGGTGTTCAAGGTCCTATAGGACTTACAGGACCTCAAGGTGTGCAGGGGCCTCGAGGTAACACAGGTGTACAAGGTGTTGAAGGTCCAACAGGTCCAACAGGTATACAAGGCCCTCAAGGAAATACAGGTGCACAAGGTGCAGTAGGTAATACAGGTATTCAAGGTGTTCAAGGTCCTCAAGGAAATACAGGTGCACAAGGTGTACAAGGCCCTCAAGGAAGTACAGGTGCTCAAGGTGTTCAAGGACCAGTAGGTAATACTGGTACTCAAGGCGTACAAGGGCCCCAAGGAAATACGGGTATTCAAGGTGTGCAGGGGCCCTTAGGTAACACAGGTGTTCAAGGTGTTGTCGGACCAACAGGACCGACGGGTGTTCAAGGACCTGTAGGTAATACTGGTGCTCAAGGTGTTCAAGGTCCACGAGGTAATACAGGTGCTCAAGGTGCCGTAGGTAATACAGGCGCACAAGGGGCCGTAGGCCCTACTGGTCCTGTAGGCTCTTCAGGCCCTCAAGGACAGCAAGGCCCGGCAGGAAGCACTGGAATTGCAGGAAATCAAGTATTTACTTATTACAGCACTGCTCCTGATGATACTTTAGATACCGCTCCCACAATTAATGCGTGGAGTAGTGGAGGTTCGTATACTCTAGGCAATGTTAGGTCTCACTCTTCCAAAGTATACGTAGCATTACAAAACCACAGCGGAAGAAGTACTGCTCCTGCATCAGATACCGCATACTGGGCAGAAATTTTTGCTGGGCCAGATAACTCTTCCTCTACCTCTGATTTTACAAGGCTTACTCCTACAGTATTTATTAGTTCGTCTGGCTACTGGCTTACGGTAGAAGGCGGCCAAACAGATTCTCGTTATCGCTGGTATATTGATGCAACTGTTGCTGGTGTAACAAATATTAAATGGACTATATCCGCTCTTGAAAAAGCAAGCATAGATATCACTCAAGATGACTTCCAAGATCCTGTACTAATCAAAGGACAAAAAGGAGAGCAAGGGCTACAGGGAAGTACGGGCCCCACAGGTAACACTGGTGCTCAAGGTGTTCAAGGCCCTCAAGGAAGTACAGGTGTACAAGGACCGTCTGGTAATACTGGTGCTCAAGGTCCAGTAGGTAATACAGGTGCTCAAGGTGTTGTCGGACCGACGGGACCCACAGGTGTACAAGGTCCTCGAGGTAATACAGGTGTACAAGGTGTTCAAGGACCAACAGGTAATACAGGTGCTCAAGGTGTACAAGGACCGTCTGGTAATACGGGCGCTCAAGGTCCAGTAGGGCCAACTGGTAATACAGGTGTACAAGGGGTTGTAGGACCAACAGGCCCGACAGGTGTACAAGGTCCACGAGGTAATACTGGTGCTCAAGGTGTACAAGGACCATCTGGTAATACAGGTGCTCAGGGTCCAGTGGGTAACACAGGCGCTCAAGGTGTACAAGGACCTTCAGGCAATACAGGAGCTCAAGGACCTGTAGGACCAACCGGTAATACAGGTGTTCAAGGCGTTGACGGGCCAACAGGACCAACAGGTGTTCAAGGACCGCGGGGTAATACAGGCGTTCAAGGTGTACAAGGACCGTCTGGTAATACTGGTGCTCAAGGTCCAGTAGGTAATACAGGTGCTCAAGGTGTACAAGGACCCTCTGGTAATACAGGTGCTCAAGGACCAGTAGGTAATACAGGACAGCAAGGTGTACAAGGACCATCTGGTAATACAGGTGCTCAGGGTCCAGTGGGTAACACAGGCGCTCAAGGTGTAACAGGACCAAGAGGTAACACAGGTGCTCAAGGTGGAGTGGGCCCAACAGGACCAACAGGTGTTCAAGGGCCGTCTGGTAACACAGGTGCTCAAGGACCAGTAGGTAATACAGGACAGCAAGGCCCTCAAGGTAACACAGGAGCAAGAGGACAAACAGGCCCGGTAGGTAATACAGGTGCTCAAGGCCCGGTAGGTAATACAGGTGCTCAAGGTGCTCCTGGTGCAACAGGCCCAACAGGTGTACAAGGACCCTCAGGCAATACAGGAGCTCAAGGATCCTCTGGACCTCCAGGAAACACAGGCGCTCAAGGCCCGAATGGAAGTACTGGAGTAACAGGACTTACTGGCCCGTCAGGACCAGCAGGAAGCGCGGGTGCGGCAATTGGTTTCGATCTTGATGGAGTACAGAATAGTAATCCAGGCTCTATGGCAACAACAGACTCTATGGCAAATCTTGTTGCGGCTGTTCGTGGCGAAAATTTAATTAGACCACAAGACGTATACTGGGATGTAACCACGGGACAGATATACCAGTATCAAGGCACAAGTACTATTACAAATACAGGAACATCAATACAGTTCACAGAGCTTGAGTCTGCAATTAATCCACGACTATTTGCAAGTAATGTTGCCGAAATTCAACAACTTGCATATTATAATGGAAATGCTGTGTATGGCGGAGCAAGGCACAATGTATCCGAAAATGGTAACAATATGCCAACCGCGTCAACAGTTTTTGAATTCTCTGTTCCTGATCCTGCTGATGACTTAACAAAAGCTGCTGTACTTACAGCAGAGATGGAAATAGTAGTAAACTATCCAAACTCTAGCGCAATGACTCTTTGGGAAATACACACAGTTTTAGAGAAAAAAACTACAGCAGGATTAAACAATACAGTTTCTTTAGGGCCTGCAAAAGCAATTACAGCTATTTCAATGGGACTTCACGAACTCGAAGTAGACGGAGACAAAACAAAAATTGTAGATAGATTTGGAGGTATAGCAGACACTACAACAGCCTCTGCAGGTTCATCCAGAATTCGGGGCATACGCTATGATGCCTCTACAGATAGAACTATATTTTTCTTATCTGGTCCCAATATGGGCAGTCAGTTTTCTATTAATGAGACCGTTTATTACAATGGAGCTGCTTGGAGTAATACAGGCTCATACATTAGCGCTCATACTTATCCAGAGTATCAGCAGCTTTCTATTGGAACAGGACAGACGTCTTCTATGCACGCGCTCGTTACTCCTTTAGGAAATATCTCAGAGGCTACAGAATTCAGACTCAGAATGAGACACCAACAGAGAAGTACTTCTGGAGTGGTTACAACAGACCAGCGAAAGATAGAATTTCTGGGGCCTTGTTTAGCTTCTTCAAATGGACAGTATAGCAGTCAAAGTATTGTTGAAGTAGGAGGGGATGTTACTTCATTTCTTGCAGGCCGAACAGGAGATTCTACTCCTAGAATTAAAAATAGTTCATCAAAATCAACTTCTGTAAGTAGTTTTTTAGGTTTCCAAATTCAACAAGTGAATTATAATAGTTCAACAGATAGAACTGCAATAACCTGGACAAGACAAAGTACTTCAATTCCTAACTGGACTGTAGGGGACGATGTTTGGTATAGTAGTGTAGGATTTAATTCTACAACAGACGAAGACGCACTATTTTTAAGAGCTTTAAATGGTGCTATACAGCTAACGGTGTAATATATGGCAATTTTAGTAGGAACAGTAAATTTTGATAAAACTTTAAGTGTCGTTTCTTCTCACGATAATTTAGAAGAAGCTAATGCAGCGGCACTTTCTTTGGCTGACTCTACAACAAGAAGTACTCGATACGTGTTTGTTGCTCAAGGAAGCGAAGAAGATTATGATATAAGCTCATACTTAGACGTTTCTTAAAAATAATGCTTGACAAAGTATCATAAGTATCATATAATTTATTTTTAACTTTATAGAAGGAATACTGACATGAGATTTCATGTTTTAGGGCTGCCTCACACGGTGTCCAATTTAGAATATTTAGCGTGTGCATATACGCAGAAAGTAGTAAAGTTTTGTCAGATGATGCAAGGAAGAGGCCACACTCTTTTTCATTATGGACACGAAGAATCAGATGTACCCTGCGATGAGCACATTACGGTAGTTACAAACGCTGATCTTGAAAAAGCATATGGAAATTATAACTGGAGAGAAAACTTTTTTCAGTTCGATGTAAATGATCATGCTTATCAAACATACTACAAAAATACAATTGCAGAAATTGAAAAAAGAAAAGAAAAACACGATTTTGTACTTGCATTCTTTGGGTGGGGACATAAAGCAGTATGTGATGCGTTTCCTGATTTAATAAATGTAGAACCCGGAATCGGATACAGCTATGGAGTTTTTGCTCCTTATAAGATATATGAGTCGTACTGTATTATGCACATTATGGGAGGCACAGAAGCCTCCAGTCATTGTAAAACAGATTGGTATGCTTCAGTTATTCCTAACTACTTTGATACATCTCAGTTTACTTTTCGTGATAAAGACGAAAAAGAAGACTACTTCTTATATTTAGGAAGAGTCTACGAGGGTAAAGGTGTTCACATCGCAATACAAGCAGCAGAAGCTGCTGGAGTAAAGCTAAAAGTTGCAGGGCAGGGGGGAATTGTTCAAGAGATGTCTCATATGGGATACACTGAACTTCCCGAGCACGTTGAAGAACTAGGCTATGCTGGCGTTGAGATGAGACGTGAGCTAATGTCAAAAGCAAAAGCTGCTTTTATTCCTTCAATCTATCACGAGCCTTTTGGGGGTGTTCAAATTGAAATGTTACTTTCTGGAACGCCTACAATTACTCCTGATTGGGGAGCGTTTCCAGAAAATAATCTTCACGGCCTGACAGGGTATCGTTGTAGAACTTTTGGAGACTTTGTAGAAGCAGCCAAGAATATAGATAAGATCGATCCAAAGTTTTGTAGAGAGTGGGCAGAAAGAAACTTTGATATGTATAGAGTTGTAGAGATGTACGAAAAAACTTTCACAGATATTTTAAATGTTGAAAAAGGGGATAAAGGTTGGTACAATTCTTACTCTAACCTGTCTAGCCTAGAAAGATACTACCCAAACATAAATTAAATACCTAGCAAAAATAAACCTTGACATAAAATGTCCCCTGAGATATAATTCTAGCATAGGAGAAGAATAAATGACCGCTGCTACATATGACCTAGTTATTGACCAAGGATCTGATTTTGCGATTGACTTAACAATCAAAGAGGATTCTGTGGCTAAGAATTTATCTGGCTATTCAGCCAGGGCACAAATGCGCAAGTCTCGAACTTCTTCCACAGTTGCAGGCACGTTTACCTGTACTGTGCTTACTCCACTTACAGATGGAAAAGTAAAAATGGAATTATCCAACGCAGCCTCTTCCGCAATGGAAGCGGGTCGTTACTATTATGATTTAGAAATTCATACAACAAATAACGCTATTGTTAAACGCCTGATACAGGGAGAGGTTACGATAAACCAAGAAGTTACTAGATAATGTCTGATACTACTATTGTTGAAATTGCTGAAACAGTCACTCAGATATCTACAAAAGAAAATAATGTTGTAGAAGTAACTCTTGCGCCGGATACAACCTCTATTAGCGTTAATAATTTTGCTATTCCTGTAAATTTTCTTGATGCAGAGAATGTTTTTATAAATGCATACGGCAGTTTGTCTGCCACTAATGTTCGAGATGCAATACAGCAACTTGCAGACCAAGACTTTCGAACAACAGAAACACCAACTGGCTCAAACATAGAAGAAGGAGACACTTGGTACGACGTAGATGATAATCAACTAAAAGTATACCGCGAGATTAGCACAGGAGTTTTCGAATGGGTGCCTATAATGATAGGAGACGATTCACCAGACTCAGATACGCTAGACGCAGGAGCCTTTTAAAGGCAAATCGGAGTTTTTAAATGGCTCAAACAATTCAAATTAAGCGCAGTGATAGTACTTCTGCACCTTCTTCCCTAAATGCAGGTGAATTAGCCTATTCATCTGCATCGGGCAAACTATTTATAGGTAGTCCTGCCAGCGGAAATGCTGTATTAACAATTGCAGGTACTGAGTATACAGATCTTTTCCCAACAACTGCTGGAACTTTGGAGGCAAGCAAGCTAGTACTTGTTGATAGCCAAAAGAAAATTAATGAGTTTTATGTTAGCAATATTAGTATTGCTGCAGGTACAAATACAGACACAATCGCTACAAGTACGGGTGATCTAGTACTTAATCCAAACTCAAGTTTAGATATTGATGCGGGCTCAATTGATATTAGTAGCCAAGCAACAGAGTTTAAGATTGTAGACAACTCAGCAACTGCTTTAACAATTAGTGAAGGCAATAATAATTACATAACTCTTGACTCTTCAAACTCCGCCGAAAAAATCAAGCTTAATAAGCAAGTAGAAATCGGAGGCGCATATACACTGCCTCTAACAGACGGTTCTCCAGGTCAAGCACTTATTACAGACGGTAATGATACTGTCTCGTTTACTACGATTTCTACCGTTCTAACAGTAGGGGATGGTTCAAACACAGATACTATAAGCTTAATTAGTGATACTTTAGTATTTGACGCTCCCAACGGTTCAGCAATTAGCACGGCCGTTACTAATAATAACGTAGAAATTGATGTAGCTACTGCAACAACGTCTGTAAAAGGTGTAGCAAGTTTTGATAGTGGGGACTTTACAGTTTCTTCGGGTGCTGTTTCAATTAAAAGCAGTGGCGTAAGTAACGGACAGCTAGTAAATGACAGTATTACAATTGGCTCAGACTCAATTGCTTTAGGAAGCAGCCGAACTGACATCAACGGGCTTACTTCTCTTGACGTAGACAATCTTACCTTAGATGGCAACACAGTAAGTGCTTCAGGTGCTATAACTCTTAGCCCTAGTGGTACAAACGCAGTAAATGTTCCTTCAGGTTACAAAGATCGTTCAGGTTTTGGAACTAATTCTCTTGTAACTAAAGAGTACGTAGATGCCCTAAAACAAGCTCTTGATATTAAGGATTCCGTAAGAGTTGCAACCACAAGCAACTTAGCAGCCACATATGATAATGGTGCGGGCACTCTTACAAATGGAGGAACAAACGCGGCTCTTTCAATTGATGGAGTATCTCTCGCTCAAGGCGATCGAGTTCTTGTTAAAAATCAAAGTACTGCTGCTCAAAACGGTATTTATGTAGTTACTACTGTAGGTGACGGCTCTACAGCATGGTTGTTGACTCGTGCAGATGACGCGAATACTTCAACTGAGCTTTCTGGGGGCGCATTTACTTTTGTCGAGCAAGGTACTGTTGGAGGAGACAACGGCTTTGTATTTACTCATAATGGTAATCCTACTCTTGGTACAACCTCTCTTACAGTTTCTCAGTTTTCGGGCGCTGGTCAAATTACGGCAGGAACAGGTCTTACAAAAGCGGGCAATACAATTAATGCAATTGGCTCGGCTACAATTACAGCAAATGCAGACTCTTTACAAATTAAGGGTGTTAGCTCAACTCAAAACGGCGATTTAATTTACGGTGCAAATGGCGCTAATGGCGGATATGCTCGACTACCTATTGGTACTTATGATACAAATAACAGTGTGGGCCAAATTCTTATGGTAGGTGCAAGCAATACTGTACAGTGGACAAACACACTCGACGGCGGCGAATTCTAATTAAATAGGGCTCTACATAGAGCCCTTTAACCCAGCTTTTATAAGCGATTTACGGGGACCAATATGGCACAAACGATTAAGATCAAACGGTCGGGCACTTCCGGCAATAAACTCACGGGTAGCAATAGTGTTGCCGGTGAGATCGGAATGAACACGGCTGATAAAGCTCTCTATATTCAAACAGGTTCGGCCAATAGTGATGTAGTCACTGTTGCGCACGAGAGCACCCTTAAAATAGATGAAGTTAATAATCGTATCGGTATTGGCACCACCGCTCCTTCTTATCCTTTAGATGTTAATGTAGCCGGCGGAAACACAGTAAACTTTAGGTCTACTGATAACAGAATGCAAATACGCCTTGTAGATAATGATACTACAGGATATTTAGGCGTAGAGAATAGCACATTTTATCTAGGTTTAAATGCGGGAATTGGAACCGATAATTTATCAATAAAATCAAATGGCAGTGTCGGTATTGGTACTACTTCTCCAAATGCGCCTCTTCATAT